ATCAGAGGTCACCCATCTTGATGACGAACAGAACGACGGTCGTTTGCTCTTCAATCCGTTTGGTGTCATCTGCTTTGATAATGCCCCCATCAAACTCCTCTTCTACGTGCGGTACTGCACACAGCATTCGGTAGCCTTTGGGTTCGGGCAGGAGTTTGGCCTTCGCAGCCTCTTCCTGTGTTTTCTCTACGTTGATGCTACTCACTCTTCCTCCAGTCGCTTTGCAAGGTCTTTGATGTGGTTACGTGCGAGGTCGAGACCCTGTAACGCCCCGCATAACCGTTTGTATTCGCCCTCATCCAATTTGCCTTGGATAAGCGTCTCTACAATCAGTGCGCGCTCATCTTGGAGTTTGGTGTCCAAGTACTCCAGCGCGTTTGAATACGCCATTTATTACTCCTTCGCGCCCTTCGGCGGTTTTTGCGCCGCACGCATTGCGGCTTCTCTGCTTTTGGCGATGTCGATGCCCATTCGCACACCCGCTTCTTGCTGCTTGGCAGAGAGCGAAGTCTTGTGCTTTTGAACGTCCACACCGAGTCGTGCAGCATCGAGTTGCGTTCTGTTGGCCATCTCTTGTTTACGAAGGTCAAGTTCATCAGCCTTCGTAGCGGCCATGATCTGCATCTCTTGCTGTTTACGTTGCAGTTCTGCTTGCTTGAGTTGAGCCTCAAGTTGCAGTTCCGTCTGTTTGTTCTGCGCTTCCATCTGGATTTGCTGCGCCTTGAGTTGCAGTTCCTGCTGGCGAAGTTGCAACTCCATCTGCTGCATTTGAATGATGGGGTCTTGCGCTTGCTGTTGAGCCTGCTGCTGTTGGGCTTCAGTCTGGTTCTTGCCAAGAAGTTTGGCTGCGGCCTGTGCAGCAAGACGAGAAATTTCAATCTCGACCGCTTCAGGCAATGGCTTCTCGTCATCCTCCTCTTTTTCCGGAGGCGGTGGGAGCGATGCACCGAGTTGATTCTCAATCTCTCTACGATATTGGAACGCCACATGCTCCATCACGTGCGCCATAGCAGCGCCCATGATCTCTTGCGCCTTCGGGTTTTGCCCAATCATTTGACGCAGTTTTGGGTCTTGAATCGCAGACATGTGGACCTGCAAATGAGCCTCGTGATCTTGATACAGGAAGGCTTTAACAGGTTTGCCGTTCAGCACATCCATGTTCTCGGTCACAGGGTCTTTGGGCTTCATGTCCTCTGGATCAGGGATGATCTTCTCGGCGTTTTTGACCCCAAGAGTCTCAATCATCTGCCGATGCAGATAAGGCATGTTGTAGATGTTGGGCGAGGACTGCGACAGTTGCAGCACCGCTTGGTACTGCACGATCTTCTGCGACATCGTGGCCGCATTGGGGTCACTGACCGGGATGACATCAACATCATCGTAGTCAGCCTTCTTCGCTTTGCGATTGCCTACCTCTGGCTCGTACGCATACTCATCCGGCGTATTGTCACGAATGATCGCGGCAAGAAGTTTGAACTCCTGCTTCATGGCGTAGTACACGCGAGCCTGCACTGCCGTCATGACCTTGAGCACTCGCTCCAGCACTGCGAGAGTCGTGCCCACCGGAGCCTGCGAAGACATGTCACTGATCTTGAGGTCCGACACCGCAGCGAAGCGACGTCCTTCTTCAATGATCTTGTCCATGAGGAGCGAAAGAGTTTGGCTTGGCTCCTTGTACGGCAGCGGGAGAATGTTATCCCGCACTGCACCCGAGGGTACGTCTACGTCTCGCCATTCGCCCGGAGCAATGGGAGTATCGTCTCCCTTAATCCGGAGTCCTCTAGATTTGAGACCTCCCGGCAGGTTAGACAAGGTTCCTGCGTCAACGAGTTGACGAAGTAGGGAGGTGGCAGCCTTACTGTGCCCCCCGATGAGGTGAATGAGACCGAAGTAGTAAAATCCAAATCCCGGTATGTATCCATAGTGGACGAAGTGCTGCCTCTTCGCTTTAAGCCTGTCGTCTTCTCGCCAGTTTCTTCGGATGGCAAGAACAGTTCCAGTTCCTTTCTCAATGGTGACGACGTATGGGAGTGCAATTCCTGTTTCGTTGTTGTCTTTATCGACATCTGGATACCCCGGCAAATCGATGTTTACGTGCATCTCTAGCAACTGGAACCGGTCGTCCATCGTCGCTGAGAAGCCTTGATCTTCTGCTTTTTGTTTCTCTACCTCGTCCATCGTGCGAATCGGATCACCTAGATCGATGTCGCGGTAGAAGCCTGCGTACTGCAACTTGATCAGTTCGTTCTTCGTCTTACGCATCCGGTGCGTAACACGCTCTGCCGTCTCTAGGTTTGCCGCGCCATAGGGCACGATGATGTCTTCAGCCGGGATATAGATTGCCGTCTGCCGGTCCAACGACGGATCGAAGTAGACCTTCTTGAACGCGTTACCTGCCAAGGCGAGGCTGAGCAACATACGCTCATGCTCTGGGCGGTACTCCTTCATGATCTCGGTCAACTGATAGTTCATGTCATCTGCGACACGAATTGCCGAGTCACGCTTCTCTTGAGTCTCCTTACCAATAATCTTGGTCTTGACCGGCCCCATCGCGGGGAAGGTCTCCATGATGGTCTCGGACTGGAACTTGACGGCTGACTCCATCAAGAGCGGGTGGAACACCCCGCACGCACCCGGCCACGGCTCAGTACGTTCCTCGTACCGGATGCCTAGAATCTTCAAGCCTTTGACGTAGGTATCTAGCCAATCTTTACGAGAGGAAAGGTCTTGTTCGTATTGGCCGATCAAATCACCAGCCAAAGTCTGCAACTCGCCTTCACTCATAAAATCAGCGAGGTTGGCATCGAAGTCCTCGGCGCGAGGCTCGGACTTGGCAAGTTCAACTACTAGCCCATCAATTTCAACCGATACGCTTTCTGGGTCTTCAATCTCAATCGTTACCGGCTCTTGGGGAGCAAGTGCTTCAAGACCCACGGGAGCCTGTGTCAAACTTTTATCGACGGCCATTTAGATTCTCCTAGTAGTATGACCCGCGTCGGCTCTTGAACCATTTTGTCGGTTCAGGCTCGTCACTTGGTAAACGAATAAATCCACCTTGTCTAAATCTCATGATGGCTAGTGTCGTAGCGTCCACCAAGTCGTCATTACGGCCAGACGGGAAATCGTTACATTCCTCAATAACTTCATGCGCCCAACGTCGGTCGGGTGCCCAGACTATACCTGAAGAAAAGAGGTCAGATACGGCGTTTACTCTGCTGATTTTGTCCTGCCCTTTACCCGGCGTGAACTCACTGATGGGTATGCCCATACGCCTAAATTCTTGGTAGAGCGCAGCGCCGTTTGACTTCTTTTCCACAATAAAGATGTCAGGGTTCCAATCCTTATATTCCTCAAGGACGAGGTTCTTCAGTTCCGGAAACTCAAGGCGCTGCTTGATGGCATTGAGCAGGATGATGTTGTAGTTCTTGGTCTCCTCGTTGAAGAAGACCCCCCACGTAGTCAAGGCGTTGTAGTCGGCCCGGTTGTTTTTCTCTTGAGCAGCGTCAAGAGCCATGATGATGTGTTCGCAAGGTGGAGGATTTTCAGCCTCCCAGATGCGCCACCACTCCCGTTTGAGCAGTGCCCCCTCTTCCGAGGTCGGCTCCTGCATGTACTGGGCCTGCCAGTACCGCACATCCATGCTGGCCTTTTTAGCCAGCAGTTCCTCAATAGACCAGAACTCAGGCCAGAGGGGTTTGTCGTTCAAAATGGCAGGAAACTCTACAATTTCCCACTCTTCAGCCTCTTCTTCCTTGGTCATGTGGTCGATGATCTTGCCGGTTAGGTCCATCTTGGACCACCGAGTCATCACCACAATGATCGCACCACCCGGCATCAACCTTTGGACTGGGCCTGACTGGAACCACTCCCATGCTGGCTCGAAAACGTCGGCTCTGCCTTGCTTCGCCTCCTGCTCAGAGTGAGGGTCATCAATAATGAAGAGATCAGCGCCGCGACCGGCCAGAGCACCGCCTACGCCGATGGCGAAATATTCTCCGTTAAAGTTTGTTCCCCAGCGGGAGGCTGATTTTGAGTCGGCTTGAAGTTCGACATTTGAGAAAATATCTCTATAAAGGTCCGAACCCACAAGATTGCGAACCCTACGACCGAAGTTCACCGCCAAATCGGCAGTGTGAGACGCCATAATCACTTTTTTCTGTGGGTATTTACCCAAAAACCACGCCGGGGCGAGGTAACTAATCATCTCCGACTTGCCATGACGGGGGGCAATGTTGACGATGACCCGCTTTTTCTTCCCTTCTGCAATTTCCTCGAAAATTTTAGCCAATTTTCGGTGGTGTGGACCCACTTTATAGCCGGGATACACGTGAGCAATAAAGTCGAGGAACGATTCTTTGCCTAATTTCTGCGTAACCTGCGTTTGATAGGCTTTAAGAAGTTCCGCGACCCGACGTTTTTCTTTTTCTGGCAGCGTAGGCAGTGCCGTACGCAGTTTTTGCAGGTTTTGCGGGTTAAGTTGTAGCATTTTCGTCGCTGATTACGCGGTATTCGATGCCTTCTAGCACCTGCAACAACTCTTTTTCCACTTCTTCGATGGGCTTAACGATGTGCGTGATCTCGCTACGCCGCTTAAAGGCGTCAATACCGTCTACTTCGCCTAGTGTTTTGAGTGCTTGCACACGCAATTTACTGTCAGTAGTGGTTTCGATCTCTTTAACGAGGTTCGTAATGACGTAGTTTTTAAGTGTGGCCAAGTCTTCAACGAGGGCGTGGTTGGTTTTGGCAACCAAACCCGCCAAAAAGGCTATGGTTTCGTTAGGGTATTTGGCGTAATCATGTTTAATCTTAGGGTCATGCACCATCTGGTGCGCGATATCTGCCGCAACCAACTGCTGATCTTTGTTTGGTTCAATGGCTACGCCAGTCAAGTCGGAAAAGAACTTGATAGTTCTGGCACGCATTTCAATTTCTTCAGTCGATGTCAAGTCTGGCAACGCCTCTAATGCATTGCTTGGCAGAGGTACACCCTCTTCTATGTCAGGTACAAATGCGTCCATGTCCATATAACTATATATAAAAACAGCATGGTACCAAATGAGCAAGGGGGTGGGTTTTTATACAGTGGGGGTGGGGGGTCGAAAAGTGTGAAGTGATTTGTGCGGATCATGGGGTATAGGGGGGATAGCGGAGTCCCAAACCAGCGCGGGGGGCGCCGGTACGGTGGGGTCACCCATAGGTCAAAATTGATTAGACCATTGATTTACCCTATACGGAAGTCGTGGCCAATCCGGTCACGGTGAATAGGAAACACAACCCAATGAAGTACGAGATCACTGAAGCACAGATGAACGAACTCGGCTTGATTCTGCACGGACTGAATCGGCTTGTAGTTGTATTTGAAGACGCAAATGGCTCGGGCTTTTTGCGGGAAACAAGGGGGCGACTGTATGAATTGATGCAGCGCATCGAGATGCAGGATGTGGAGGACGCA